TCGGCCTCCGTAAACCTAAGTTCAATGCTGATCATACTGGAACGACTGAAGATTTCGGTGTTATCTGTGTTGACACTTCTTATTAAGGAGGATTTAGAAAATGGCTACATATACTTCAGGTGCTGTTGATGGAAATTCATCATTCAAGCCGTTTCCAGGTGGAACTCTTGGTGTTCGTTACTCTAAGTTTACGGCAACTACTGCAATCGCAGTAAATGATGTGATTCAAATGGTAGATGTTTTTGCTGGTGAAACAGTTCACAACATCGTGGTTAAAACTGGTGATTTAGATACAGGTACTGCACTTGTGCTTGACGTTGGCGATGGTTCAGATGTTGATTACTACATTGATGGATCAACGATTGGCCAGGCTGGTGGTACAGATACTCTAGATGCTAATACCGCACCGAGGGCTTATACAGCTGATGACACAATTGATGTCTTGGTTGCAACTGGCCCTGGTGGTGGTGGTACTGGAGATATTGAGATTTGGGTAACTGTATCTTAATTTTATAAAATGTACCTCTCTCAACTAAATATGACCTCTTCTTCGGAGGAGGTCATATTAACTAAGGAGTAGTTAATGAAAGTTGTAAGTACAGAAAAAGATATGCGTGTCGCTAGTTTAAAAGGGCATGTTATTATTTTAAAAGCTGATGAGCCTACGGAAGTTAGAGAAGAGTTAGGCCTTATTGCTTTGGAACAAGGTGCAAAAATTATTTCGGATGAACCGAAAGAAGTTATCGAAGAAGTAGCTGAAGTAGCTGATGAAGAACCGGAAATAGTTATTGAATCCGCAGAATCGGAAGATGATGGGTTTGAAGAATTGGTTGCTGTAATGAAAGGTCTTATTGAGACTGGTGATCCTGATAATTTTAAAACAGATGGAACTCCTAAAGCAGCCGTTGTAAATAAACTTAGTGGCTCTACCATAACTACAGAACAGCGGGAAGCTGCATGGGAAGAGGCTCTTAACGCAGGTTGAGGTAGCCGATGGCTCTGACAGTTAAAAACATTTTAGATAGAGTACAAATAACTCTACAAGATACTACAAATATACGTTGGACGCAGGCAGAGTTATTAAATTATCTTAATGATGCCCAACGTGAAATAGCGTTATTAAAACCTGACGCTACTTCTATCAATACAAATATTCAGTTAGCGACTGGTACTCAACAATCTTTACCAAGTGGGGGCAATAGAGTATTACGAGTGCTTCGTAATATGTCTAGCGCGGCAGGAGATGCTACAGGGGGGCGAGCTATACGCCAAGTGTCTTTAGAATCTTTGGATGCACAAGATCCTAATTGGCATGACCCAACCGCTACTGGTTTATCCAAACATACTACTATAGTAAAACACTGGGTTTATGATGAGTCAGACCCAAAAGTATTTTATGTGTATCCCGGTGTGGCAGGTAATGCTTTTGTTGAAATAATATATTCAGTAGTACCAGGGGTTCTTGATTACTCAAGTAGCGGCTCTTCTACTTTAGGAGTAAATGATATTTATGGAAGTGCCATAATGAATTATATTTTGTTTATGGCTTATATGAAGGATGCAGAAACTGCTTCTAATCAATCCAGGGCTAGTTCCCATTTAACTTTATTTCAACAAGCTGTTAGCCTTAAAGGTGAAATGGATCAAGTTAATTCACCTTCTGTTAACAAACAAGTAGGATAATTATGGCAACTTCATACGAGTCTTTAATACCAGAAATTATTCCTATAGTGCCTTCTTGTCCTGATAGTCTTATACATCAGCATATTAGATCTACAGTTATAGATTTATGCGAGCGTTCTACTATATATCAAAAAGAACTTGATCCTATTACTACTACATCTTCTATTTACGAATATGATTTCGATGCTCCATCAGGAACTATAGTTCATAAAATAGTGTGGGCTATATATGATGGAGATGTTTTAGAACCTATTACAAGTGGTTTACTTGAACAACGTAAACCTGATTGGAGAACTACAACTGGCACCCCAGAATATATTCTTAAACAAAACCAGGAAAATTTTTGGATTGTTCCTGTACCCTCAGTTTCTAAAACTGAAGGTTTGATTTTACGAGTAGCTTTAAAACCTACTCATACATCTACGTCTTGTGATTCGACAGTTATGTCGGATAACAGAGATGCCATAGTAAATGGCACTTTATCAAGATTACTTCGTATCCCCTCGAAAGACTGGTCTGATCCTCAGTCAGCTTCTCTTTATTTTAATTTATATGCAGAAGCTACCGTTACTGCGGAAAAAAGAGCCCGTCTTGGAGATACAGCAGTAGCTGGTAAAGTAAACTACGGAGGGATTCACTCTACCAGACGGAGCGTTAAAAAATATGCAGGAAGAAGAACCTTTTTCTGATTTAAGATTAGGAGATATTAAGAAAGAATGGAGCTGGGTAAAACCCGAAATTGAAAAATTATTAATAAATACACCTCAAAATAAATACAGGCCTGAAGATGTTTATGCAGCTTGTGTATCTAAAGAAGCTTATTTATTAATATCAAAAAGTGGTTTTGCAGTAGTAACTATTAAAGGCGATGAGTATACAGATGAAAAAATATTGTTTATCTGGATTTTATGCTCAGTTAAAGTACATACAAAATATGAGTTAAAATGCGGTTGGGACAAATTGGAACAATTTGCAAAAGAAGCAGGGTGCCAGATTATGGAAACAGGGTCTCCGTTACAAAAAGTAGGATCTTATTTAATGCGTACCGGCTGGTCTTTAGATAATATTGATTATAGTAAGAGAATATAATGAGTAAAAAGCCAAAAAAAGATAAACCTAGTCCATATGAAATAGCTTCTAGACAATTTGCAGCTATTCAAGAACGTGAAAATTGGAATGTAGCTACCGACTTGTTACCTGTATTTAAAGAATATGCAGAAACTGACTATGGAAAAGAACAAGCTGCTTTAGCAAATGCTGAATTAGCCCAACAACGTGCTCAAATGAATCCAATAGGTTTAGCATTAAGCCGTGGTAGTTTAGGAGAAGGCAGTACAGCTACTTTAGATTATATTCAACCTGATTTATTTGCTGCCACAGAAGCTGACGTTAAAGGTGCCGGTCTTCAATCTACTTTAGGTAAAAACATTTATAGTATTACTGAAGGTGTTGGGGCTTCTGGAGCTCAAATAGGCATGGATGTAGGTTCATATAAATCTATTCAAGATGCTGCTGCTAAACGAGCTGAAAGAAGAGCTGATATGACTTTGTTTCAGAATGTTGCTGGAGTGCTTGGCACTGCTACAGGACAAGCAATTAAAAATAAAAGGTCAGGTGGTACCTTAACAAGACCTGGAGTCTATGATGCTACTACTATGAGTAGAAGGCCAGCTCAAGGTATAGGCGAGCGTTGGGCTGGAGGAGCTTTTGGTTCTGGATATGTTAACCCCCCTTCTAGTTCTTTTTTTGGAAACTCTAGTTCTAATACTTCTTCTAATTTTGGTTTGAATGCTGCTTCTTTTATTCAACCTACAAACTTGAAGTATTTGAAGTAGGAGAATAAAAAATGGCAGATCCTTTTATAAATCCAATTACAGGTCAGTCTTTTAGCGCATCTGGCTTTTCAGGTAGTGGGGGTTATTCTAATCCTATCACTGGCATAGGTGACCCTGACACAGACTTATTAAGACTTTTACAAGACAGATACGATCTTTCAAGATCTTATAGTGACTTTAGAGCTGGAGAAATAGCTAAACTAAAAACTTTACCGGAAGATATGATTTCAAAAGCTAGGGAAAGAATACCTGGCCAGACTCAAAGATCTAAAGAAATGCAAGAACGTATGATGAGTAGATATGGTGGCCAAATGGATGGAGCCACAAGAGGAGATTTTTTAAGACGGCAAAATCTTGAAATTGCTAAAGGAGCTGTTGGGTCTGTTAATGTAGCCGGTAGAATGGGTAGGGAATTACAAACAAAAGGCCTTTCTGATTATATTAATATAGCGCAAGGCATATCTTCTGATGCTATGGGCACTTTATCGCAAGGGGCAAAAATGGATGCTCGAAGGGATTCTGAGTATAGACAAGCAAAAGCTGCTAGAAAAGCTTCTATATATAATACTGTAGGTGGGTTTGCTACTACAGCTCTTATGGCTTTTGCTTTTTAAGGAACTATAAATTATGGCTAATGGTTATACACGACAAGGTTTTGGCGCAGCCCCAGCTTTAAGTTTTTTATCATCTGCTCTTAAAGCTGGAACCGGTCCGTCAACAAGAGAAACTTTACAAGTTAAGCAATTAGCTGATTATGAATATAAACAGATGCAGAAGAAAGAAGGCATAGAACTGTTTAAAGCTCATGAAGATTTAGGACTTTTTAACGATGATGGTACTGTTGATCGAGGCAGAGTAAATATGTTGTTAGGTCCTGAAGGCGCAAAAACGTATACACAAACAATAATAGACGATAAAACTGGGGAAGAAAAAGAAGTAACAGTTCCTCTCGTATCTAAAGATAATGAAGATAAAAAATTATTTCAAAGGCTTCTTAAATATAGAGTAAGTAAAATGCCAGGTGCGGGTAAAACTTTAAATGTAGAATCAGGCGAAGAAGAAGATTATGAGTTTAACAGGATTCAGGAGTTTACAGCTGCTGATGGGACAAAAAAATATAATATTATAGGTAACAAGTATGATAAAAGCGGTAAGTTTTTAGGTATTTTTCCTGTTACGAAACTTAGAACTAATTCAAACTCCGATGTAGTAGCAGTATATGATCAATCTCAAATTATAAGTTTGTTGGAAGATTCTAGAAGACAGGCTATTAATCAAGGTGGCGCTGATACGATAGAAGGTAATCTTAGAAGAGCAAAATTACTTTACGCTAATTATAAAGATCCGGCTGTAAATATGATAGATCCTTTAGAAGAAGCAATTAGAGATCTTCCCAGAGATTCTGAAGCCACAAAAACTATAATGGTGGAAACTGTAAAACAAGCTGCTGCTACAGGAGATGTTGATCATCTTAGGAAAGAAGTGTTAGAAATGGGTATAGACGAAGCTACGTTTAACGAAGCACTAACTGACGCTATTAAAAAATCAGAAGCAGCTAAAGCTATAGCGGCTAATCAAATAGAAGATACAACTGCAGGTAAAGCTTCTGTAGTAAAAACTGATGCGGAAGGAGATCCGGTTACAGCAGGTACTGAAAGTGGACTTCCTGAAAATGAAATAGATGAAGAAAATGTAAAGTTAGCAGAGGCTAAAACTTTACAAGTAAAACAATCCGTAGACTTATTTTTACCTACTAAACAACAAATAAATTCAAGAGGAAGATTTAAATCAGGTGCAAAAAGGTCTTTTAGAACTGTTGTAGACCCTGAAAAAGATATAAGAGTAGTAGGCCCTAAAAGACAAGATGATAAAACTCCTTTATATAATGATGTAGTTATAAGTAGATTATCAGAAGAGTTTGCAGATAATGTTGATCTTAAAAATGAATTTCGAGCTACATTAGCGCAAGACCGAGCAAAAGATTTACCTAGAGGAACTACTTTTGCTAATAAATATAATTTGGAAGAAGAACTAATTAAAGCAGATGACCCCGATCAAAGATTTTTAGGGGGCGCGGGGCAATTAAAACGACAAGAGTCTCAAAGGATTCAAGCTGCAGAAGCAGCTGACGCTGTATCCGATCAATTTCTTGGGGATGACCCTGAAAATATGGCGGCTAGGGATGCTTATGAAGCAGAGCTAGAGAGAAGAAGGCAGCCAGTTAGAGAAGAAATAGCACGTAGAGAAAGCGAAGGTAATCCTTTAACTGAAACGGAAATAGAAGAAAGGTTAAAACCAAAAAATTTATTTCCAGAAGATGAAAGAAGACGTTTGTTAGGCGAAGCTGGGGCTTTTGGTTTGCCTATGCTAGATAGAGTTGGGGGTGCACCAGAGACCGGAACAGGCCCAAGACGTGTAGCTGCTTTTTCTGCAAATTTTACAGATGATGCAAGAGGCGATATAGAAGCTTCATATCAACAAGGTATTGAAGCTTTAAAAGTTGATCCTAATAATCCTGAAGTACTTGGAAGAGTTGAAGAGTTTATGAAGGGTTATCTTGAAAGTGGCATACCTTTAGATAAATTCAAACCCGGTTCTCCAGACGCACGAAGAGTTTCCGCAAATCTACAAGCTAATGATGTTAGAACAGCTAAAGATTTATCTAGTATGAGTAGACCTGATGTTATAGAGGCAGCAGCTATGTTGTGGGCAAACTTACCTGCAGCTCAAAGAACTCCAGATAATATGGCTAAATTTCAAAACTTAGCAGTAACAGGTGACCCGACTAAGTCTGGGTATGCAGTAGCTGCCGAAGGAACTGCACGTAGTATAGATGCGCAAAATGCTAATACTAATTATATTAAAGCTGTAACTGCTTCTCGCAATGCAAATGCAGTTGACTATAATGAATTAGATAGTGCTACTGAAAAACAACTTTCTAAGTTAGCAGATTCTACTCGTGCTCTTGATGATGCTATGTTGGTAAATGAAAAAACAAAATGGAAGGAAAGTAGAGAAAGATTAGGTAGAGAACTTAATTTATCTATAGCTGCACTTAGAAGAAATAGTAGATTTCAAAAAGATGCAAAAAAAGCATTAATAATAAGAAGGGAATTAAATAATGCGTTACCTGCTTATTTAGCTATGCTTAATAATGAATTTAAAAGTGCTAGTCTTGCGTCTCCTACAACATGGTTTAACTATTGGTTTTCTGATACCGTAGATCCTGCAAGGTTAGGCGGTATAGCAGATAGTATAAGAATAATTAGACCTGATAAAAATAAACCTAATAAAGTTTCAGAAATTCAATTTTACGATCCTTCAGGTGAAAAATTTGCTGGAAGTTTAAAATTTTCAGAATTAGCTAGTCAAATATCGCCTAATATTTTAGATCCTTTTATAGCTGCTATAGATTATTTAGAAGAAACTAAAAATCAAGCTCAGGTTCAAGAATGATATGGCAGTATCAGAATCCCCAAGAATGGGAGCACTTTTAGACCAAATAGCTAGAGCAGAAAGCAATAGTCAGCCAAATGTAATTTACGGGGGTACTACTTTTGATGATTATTCAGATCACCCAAGACAATATGTTCCTATTGTATCAGGGCCTAATCAGGGTTTAAAAAGTTCAGGAGCAGGGTCATTTCAATTTATTGCTCCTACTTGGGATACTTATAAAGAAAAATTAAATTTACCTGATTTTTCTCCCGAAAGCCAAAGAATTGCTGCTGCTGAATTAGCCAGAGATGATTATAAAAAAAGAACAGGTAGAGATCTTGATACAGATTTAGAGTCCGATGATCCTAAAATTCAACAAGATATTTTTAGAAATTTAAATAAAACATGGACTAGTATTCCTGGGGGTATAGAAGAACGGCCAGATTCTAATTGGGCTAGTGTTTGGGGGGCTCCCACAATTGGAGCAGGACCACAAATAGCCGCTGTATCTCCAAGTGAAGAAAAGCCTTTTGATATTGCTGGTCTTGCCCTTAATTTTGTATTTCCTGAAGCACAAGCTGCTGAACCAGATACTACCCAACCTGTAACTCAAGAACCCCCATCGGGTCCTATGACATCAAGAGATATTGATTTTGCAAGTAATGTAGCTGCCGCTACTAGTGTACTTGGCGATCCTATAATGACTACTGAACAAGTAGCACAAGACTTATATGAAGGTTCTTCTATAGGGTATGATCCTGTGTATACAGACGCTATTGATTCTAGGGGGGAGTTATTTGGTAGAGCAGTATCCTCTGGTAAAGCTGGGGTATTTTCAAGTTTCGATAGGCTTGGTGCTATTTATAATACTATATTAGGTGATGAAGAAGCTGCAGCTTTAAATCTTGAACGAGCAAGAGTACGGGACGAAGAAGCTTCTAAGTTACTAGATGGTACTGCTACTTTTGATCAATTATTAGAAGAGCCTGATCTTGACACATTTCTAGATGTATCGGTTAAAACTGTAGGATCAGCAGTTCCTTACGGTATTGAATCTTTAGCTGGTTGGTTTGTAGGGGCAACCTTAGCGACTATGTCTCCTGCAGTTGTAGCTGCTGGTGGACTTGCAACTGTAGCAGGAAAAGCATCTCTTAAAAAAATATTTGGTGATATTTTAACTAAAAAATTAATTAAAAAAGAAACTCTTGATACTGATAGTAAAGAGCTTATAGAAGGCGTACACACTCGTAGAAAATGGACAGATAGAGCTGAACTAGGAGGCCGTGTAGGAGGTTTTGGGGCTTCTTATGCTATAGGTGCTCCAATGGCTCTTGAAGAATTTCAAGAGGCTGGCCAAGAATTAAATATTGATACCGCAATAAAATCAGCAATTTTAGGTGGGCCTATTGCTTTAATAGATACTTATACAGAAGATTATTTAAGAAAAACTTTATTTAAAGTAGCTAGGGCAAAAGCTGCTACAGCGCCTGGTAATTCACCTTTAAAGAATTTTGCAAAAGCAGTAGGCGGTACTACATTAAAAGGTGGAATAGGAGAAGGTGTTGCAGAAACTTCGCAAGAAGCAGTTGTAGCAGCGCAGCGTTTATTAATAGATCCTACTTATACTTTGCAGGATACCTATTTAAGATTGGGTGAATCTTTGTTTGGCGGCATAATGGCCGGTAAAGCTTTTGGAGCTGCTGGTGGCTCTCTTGCTGCTACACCTAAACTAGCCCGTGAAATGTTAAACAGGGTTAGGGAAAAATCTGTATTAGGTAAGATAAATACAGCAGAAACAGGGGTCGATGATGAAACTGTATTATCTGGAAGGCCTACAGCAGAACCTAACGCTGATTTGGATCTTCAGTTAGAATTAACCGGCCTAGGGGCTAAAGATGCAACGTGGGTATCTAATCGTGAAAACGTAAATAACATAGCACGTAAATACGGTATAGACCTTGACAGTTTAGGATACGACCCTGTAAAAGTTAAAAATACAAATCTTTCTGTAGCTAGGGTAAATAAAGCAGCTTCTGCGCAACCTGACGCTCAAGATGGCCTTATATTTTCTACAAACGAAAATATTATTAATGGTGTTTTAAAAGGCGGGGCTACACCTGAATCTTTAAAAGCTGCTCTTGGCTATAGCGCAGTTGCTCCTGCTAATGCAGATACTTCTGTACAAGTTGAAATAAAAGCTGAAGACGGCTCTTCTAGAGTTATTTTTGCTCAAGCTGTAGATGGTACAGATCAAGAAGCATTAGCTGCTGCACAAGAAGCTGCTGAAAGACAACGAGCTCGTTTACCTGAACAATATCAAAGAAGTGCTACAGTAGAAACTATTGCTTTAGCTGCTGCATTAACTGGCAGACAAATTGTAGAAACTAAATCTACTGGTGATGATACTTTAGGTCAAACAGCAGCTTACGAAGAAACAGGTGAAGGCGGGGTTGCGTTACCTTTAAATGGTTTAGTACAAACTATAAGCGATCTTTCAAAAGAACGTGATGCAATATTAGATCAAGCTAGAATTGATGATGCAGGAACTTATAATATTATAAAAACAACAGAAAATGAGATTAAAGAGTTAGTAGCAGATAAAGTTCAAATACTTAATCAAATACGGGCAGAACGTGATATAGCACAACCTATAGGAATTGAAGGGGTAGACCCGGAAATACGTGAATTTTTAGATAATGTTTTAAGAAATAATGTTGCTGCTGGTATTCGTAATGAAGTAGATCTTTATAATAAATTATTTACTGGTGGGCTTAGAAGAACACAAGACCGATTAGAATTAACTCATCCTGAAGAAGTAGAACAAATACAAGCAATTAATAATAAAATACAAAGGCTAGAAAAAGCAATAGTAGAGGCAGAAGGCAACTTATCTAGTGAGTCTCAAACTTCTTTATATAATATTAATAATCAAATAGAAAGCGCTAGAGGTCAATTACAAAGACAATCACTTGAAACAGCTCGTGAAGAAATGGTCGGAGCTGAAGAACGTAGAGCTCCTGGGTTACAACCGTTTGCACCTGTTAATAGATCTAAAATTACAAAACCTGACGAAATAGAAAAATTTGAAACTAACTGGAAAAAAGCTGAAAGTTTAATTGTTGCTCAAAGCGACCCAGAAAATTATGTTAATCGCAATATTGATATAGATGCATTAATAAATCTTGGGGTTACTAATGTTGAGGCTACTGTTCCTGGTGAGTTAGTACAAGAAACTCCTTCTGACATACCATTAGTAGAACAAACTGCTAATAAAAAACTTTCAAAACTTAAACAAGCATATACAGCTCTTTTATCATTTCAACAATACAAAGAAAAAAATAGAAATTTTGCTGAAAGAAATATAGTTCCTATTGGACCTCAACAAACTTCAAAACAACTGGAGGATGCAGTAAGAAATACCCAGAAAGATTATGAAGCTTATGTTGCTAAAAATAAAACTGGATTGGCAAAAACTATTCATGAAGACCCTGCAAAAATAGAAAACGAATTTAGGACTATTCAAACTCAAATAGCTAACGAATTAGATACTACTATTGTAGAAAACGTAGAAGAACAAGTAGTTGCAGATCCAAGTGTACCTTTTGATGTTAGACAAAGAATTGCAGAGGATATAAATAACTTTAGGCGTTTTAAACAAACTGCTAGTGATGCTTTAGTAAAAAATTTCATAAGTTCTTTAGAAGCTAACCAAAGAGCAGGAAACCCTAATTTTATTTATATAAAACTTGAAGAAAATCAATTTAGGATTGTGTCTCAATCTAAAGATGTATTAGTTTCAGAAGCTATTGCTGATCGTGTTAATGCACTAAATACGGATTATAAAGAAGACTCTTACAATACTACAGAATGGACGTATAGACTGGTTGGCGAATTGTTATCCCAAAGTGCAAGGGATTCTATTTTTGTATTAAAAGGTCCTAAAACAGATCATCAATCGTCTTCAACTAAAGATAAAGGTAAAAAAGCTACTTTAAAACCCGAAGGTAGTAAGATTACATTAGGTAATGTAATTAAATATGGTAAAGCTATAAATGTAGCTACAGATACTGCTTTAGTTGGAGAAGGGATAACTCGTGAACAATCAAATCAATTAGCATTAAGTAGGGCTGTAACAGAGTTAAAAAGCCTAGGGTATACTATAGAAGTAAATAATAAAGATATTTTTGATTTTTTAAGTGATACAGAAACTCAAATTTATAAAAACAATGTAGGCAGGCTTAGGGTAAAACATGATATTAAAGACGGAGAAAAAGTTACAACTTATGTAAATGTTGCTAACAATATGCCTGTTGTAATGCCTAATGAGATAGTGCCCGGCCATGTAGGAACGAATGGAGAAATATTTTTAGCAAGACTTGTAATTAGAAATGGGGTGTTACAAGATTTTTCTAGGCTATCGGAAGCAAATAAAGAACTTTCTGACATACTAGAAACTGCCACTACATTTGAAACACGGGATGCTAAAGGCCAAGTAACTAATAATCCATTTACTTTAGCCGATTACTTTCTTACCAAAGCCCCATTACCCGCTTCTTCTCCTCGTTACACTGTACCGGGAGAAACCCAGTATTTACGGTATAAAGCTTTTCTTAAACAGATTGAAAATCTTAAGAACGCAGAACCTGAAGTAGCTATTGATATGTCAGAAGAAGGTTTTGCAGGAGCCGCAAATTTAGAAAGAGATAATAAAATAAGAACTTTAGAATTTGCTGCTAAAGAGCTTCTTGGCAAAGTTCATTTTATTAAATATAGCCCTGAATTTAAAGAATGGTATTTTGAATCTCGAAATATGGATTTATACGATTCTAGTGTTGAACAGTCTATGGACTATACAACTATAAATAAAGCTATTATGGATTACATAGGCGAGGAAGTAGAAAATAAACATATAAGAGAGTTAGATCAAGCAATAATAGATCCTACTAGAGATAAGTTATATCGTAAACGAGCATATAATCCAGATGGAAGTGTGGAAGCTTATGACGTTGAGTTTGAAGGTGAAGGAGATTTTGCTGATTTAACACAAGCAGAAATTGTAGAAGGTTTATTTACTAGTAGAAGTTATGACCCTACTTCAAAGCTTCAATACGATACTCCCGTAAATAAAATTATTAAACAAAATAATAGAGGTTTATATAAAGCTCATAATATAAAAAATAATTGGAGTAGAGGTATTCGTTTATTTGGAAAGCTTGAGGAAGTTACTGCTAAAAAACCAGCAAGACGAGAGACCTATAAAGATGGGTCATTTTATGTCGGTGAATTTAAGGATGGTAAAAGGCATGGACGGGGGACCTATACTTATTCCAATGGTGAAAAATACGTTGGTGAATATAAGGATGGCGTGAGGCACGGACAGGGCACCTATACCTTTCCCAATGGTAATAAATACGTCGGTGAATACAAGGATGGCAAACCGCACGGACAGGGTACCTTTACCTTTGCCGATGGCGACCAGTATGTCGGTGAATTTAAGGATGGTAACTATCACGGACAGGGTACTTTTACCTATACCGACGGTACGGTAGAAGAAGGATTGTGGGAAAATGATGAATTTGTTAAAGAAGAAAATATTGATTTTGTTATAACAAAATCAAAAGGTAAAGTTAGTGAGCAGGAAACAAATCTTTATCGAAAATATGAAGCATTTAAAGATTTTGCGTCAAGGGCATTTAATCTACTTAAACTTAAAACTCCTCAACATGTCATATTATTATCAGACTTAATAGACAACAGGGATACGTATAAAGGTTTTTTTAGAGATACTTATGGGCATTTTAATACGATTGTAAATAAATATTTAGGTCAAACTAATGACGCTTTAAAAGATCAGCCTAATAATAAAAGTTTGTTAATATTTAAAGAAATACTTGAAGAAGGCGAAGTTACAGAAGCTATTACTAAAAAATATACAGGGGCTAATGTTAGTGGGCAAGTAGCAAATTCTTATTTAAAAGCGGTAAAAAGATTTGAAGGAGTAGTAGACGAGTCTTTAGGCGAAGTGCAATCTAATGCTGATTCTCGAATAGATGAAGTAATAAATGATTTTGTAAGAAATAATGGGAAATGGCCTCTTGGTATGAATGTTCCTTTAGGTGATAGCAACATTATTGTTATGAGAGATTTTGCTGTAAAAGAAAATGCAGCTGGAGTTTATGTACGGGATAAATCTAAAGATGTATCTTTAGAATTAATGTTACCTGTTTTTGCACATGAACTAGGTCATACTTTTGTTCGAGAATCAATAGACACACTTTTAGAAGCAAGTACAAAAAATAGTGCGATTTGGAAAAATCTTAATAATTCTTTTGAAGCTAAAAAAATAGAATTAATACAAAAAGCAGCAGTAGTAAGAAAAGAACCTATAAATATTACAAACCATCAATATTTTAATGGCGAAACAGGTCTTAATGAATATATAGCTGACCAAGTTGGTAGTTGGTTAATGCGGGAAACTACTAAAGCTACAAATGTAGCAGAAAGCTGGATTAAAGAAATTGCAAATAAACTAAAAAGACTTTTTAATAATCTTGCAAATGTTTTAGGAGAAGCTTTTCCAGCTTTTGAAATCAGGTTTAGAGCAGATGTTCAAACTCAAAAATTTATTACCCAGGCTATAGATAAATTAAAATTTAATCATGGTACAGAACGTAGAATTAATGATGGAACAGGTATCCCTGGTATTTTTAAAGATAGTTCTGCAGGAAAAAGTACTTTTCAGGCTTTTGAACTTGCAGGGGTTGGGCAGAGTCTTAAAAATACTTCTCCAAAAGCTATAGCCTATGTTAAAAACATGGGTAGAAAAATGTTACAAAGCGGTCCGTTTAGACTTGGGGCTAAATTTTTAGCATCAAGTGATAACTGGTTTAGAACACTTGGGCCTTCTGGCGTAAAACTTGGTCAATTTTTTCATGCTCAATCTCAATCAAAAGAAATAGCAGGGTTTCACCAATTAGCAGGTAATGCTGAAAGACGTTTTATTTATCGTGCTGAAACTATTCTTGGTTCTAAACTAAAAGAAGGTACTGAATGGCAAAACCCTGATATCAAAGCAATTTTTGAAATTGCTGAAAATGAATCTATTGCTACAGAAGATATTGCAAACTTACCAGATTTTAGTGATGAAATTAAAAATAAAGCAATTCGATTACGTAAAAATTTACTAGAGTATATTTACGATTCTTATATTTCAAAAGTTGATGGGGTTACTATTAGAAAAAGAGGGGATTATTTTCCAAGACAAATAGATATGATTCTTTTAATGGAAAGTGTAGAAGCCCAAAATAAATTAGTACAAATACTTTCTGATCCTAAGTTAAATAAAAATCCTAAAGTTCCTACTGTAGATGAAGCCGCAATGATTGTTAAAGGTTTGATAGACAATCCTCTTGAAAACGGTATCGAGATTGCAAACATTTTAAACCAAGAACGATCTTTAGACTTTGATGGTATAGATACTTCAACTTTACGAAAAGCCGGTCTTCTTCAAGAAGCTCCTCAAGCTTTATTAAGTTATATACATTTTATAACCCGTAAAGTAGAACTGGAACGAAAAGGCGGCAAGAAAGCTTTAGACACTATAGTTCAAGGTATTGTTGATGAACAGTTTGGTCCTAAGTATAACCCAGATGGAACCGTAAGACTTCCAGAAGAATTTATTGATACTCAAACTGGAGAAGTAAATGAAGCTGGTAGGGATCAATATTTTGCTAATAGAGAAAAATTAGAAGTTGTTTTAAAAGATGCAATTAATAAACAATTTGGCCGGGTAGAACCTTTACCTAGTTACATGCGGCAGTTTAACAGCATATCTTCAGTATTAACTGTTATGACAACATTACTGTTTACAGTTTTTGCTTCTTTGCCGGATTTAGGCGCAGTTATACTAAGGCAAAAAAGTTTTGGTAATTTAATTTCTTCTATGCAGGAAATGCAGAATCGACCTTATGAAGAAAGAGTTGATTTTGCTAGAGCTGTAGGGGCTTCTACTTATGATGGATTAGAAGTAGCTTTTACTGCTGTAGGAGAAATGGATTTTGCAAACACCTGGGCTCGAAGCACTATGAAAACTTGGTTTAAGTATACTGGATTATCTTTTTGGACTCGTTTTACTAGAGTATTTGCAGCTTCTATGGGTAGATCTTATTTAATAAATCTTTCTAAAACTTTAGGCCCTGATAGCACAGCTACTCAAGAACAAAAAGCCCAAGCCCAAAGATGGTTAGAAGAGTTTCCCGGGTTAGAGTTAAGTGATATTTTAGCTTGGAACTCTGGTGATTCTAGCGTTGATAATGGTTTTGGTTTTGATACTCCAGAAGGAGAAAAGGTTAGAGATGCAATAGCAAGATTTGTAGATGAATCAATAATAAGACCTAATCCAGCACAACGACCTAATTGGGCAAACAATCCCTGGTTTTCTGTTTTGTTTCAACTTAAACAATTTTTCTACTCTTACGGTAAAGTAGTTATTGGTGGGGCTGGCAGAGAAATAAAAAACCGGTATTCAGAAGACGGACATTTTGGAGGAGCAGCTATGCTAATGTTGCTAGCTGCTGGCACTATGTTACCTTTAGCAGCGTTGGGCATAGAAATGAAAGAACTCGCTAAATATTTACTTCAATTAGGTCTTGGGCCTATTATTCCTAATGAAGCTTTAGGAGTTAGAGAAGCTACTGGGCAAACATTTAGAAGTGATTATACTCCTACTGGCCAATATACATTTGAGTTAATTGAAAAAGCTGGGTGGCTAGGTCCATTATCAATGGGTGTTATGGCTGCAAATAGTAGTAGGTGGGGGGACAACCCTGTTATTGGGTCAATTCCGGTAGCTGATGCTCTTTGGGATTCTTTTGGTAAGGGGGAGTGGGTAAGATTAATGCCTATCCTTAATAATATAAGGTAATTATTATGATCGAATGGCACAAATATCCTAATTTTTCAGAAGACGAGTTTAAATGCTCTGCTTCTGGTGTATGTATTATGAGGCCTATATTTCTTGATGCTTTACAGGAACTTAGGCATAAATACGGAAAAAGTATGGTAATATCAAGTGGTTACAGAAATCCTGAAAAGCACCCCATAGAAATGAAAAAGACCAGGCCGGGGGCACATGCACATGGATTAGCTGCTGACATTGTAGTTGCTTATCAGGACGCATATAATGTTTTAAATCTAGCGATAGAATTAGAATATTTTACTGGTATAGGAATTAGTCAAAAAGGGGATGCTGCATCACGTTTTATTCATTTAGATATGATGGAACCCTCCGAACAGTTTCCAAGACCTACTATATGGAGCTATTAATATGCTAGGATTTTTAGGACCGATTGCTAATTTAGCCAACACTTTTGTAGAAGGACGTGTGGCTAAGTCAAAAGCTAAAGCAAAAGCTCAAGTTGCAAAAGCTAATGCAGAAGCTGAAGTGATGAAAGTGGCTGCTACCCACGAAGCAGGTTGGGAAAAGATTATGGCTGAAGCGTCAGCGGATTCATGGAAAGATGAAGCGTGGACTATTTTGTTTATAGTTATCATAGCTTTATCGTTTATTCCCCAGATGCAACCTTATATAGCGCAGGGGTTTGTAGCATTAGAAGCAGCCCCTAGTTGGTTTACTTATGCTATGTATGCGTCAATTGCGGCATCTTTTGGTATACGGGGGATTAAAGGATTTAAAAAATAATGTCAGCAAAGAAAGATCCGAGACTAGCTAGAGCCGGGGTTAGTGGGTATAACAAGCCTAAACGTACCCCGAATCATCCTAAAAAGTCTCATATTGTAGTTGCCAAGGAAGGTGCTAAAATAAAAACTATTAGATTTGGCGAGCAAGGAGCTTCAACTGCAGGAAAACCGAAGAAAGGGGAATCCGCTAGGATGAAAGCCAAAAGAAAATCCTTTAAAGCCCGCCATTCTAAAAACATTGCTAAAGGCAAAATGTCTGCAGCATATTGGGCAGATAAAGTAAAATGGTAACAAACTATGGCATATTCAGAGACAATTAAACTAGTAACCGGGGACCATTTACCGTTATTAACTTTTACTCTTAAAGATAGCAATACTGCAGCAAGTGGGGCCACGTTAGATGAAAACGACTCTACAACATGGGCTCCGATATCTTTATCAGGGTCTACAGTAAAATTCAGAATACGGCAGGTAGGAAGTACAACCGTTAAATCTACAATAACAGCTACTGTAACTGATGCTTCAAATGGCGTTTGTACAGTTGAATTTCCTACAGGTGCTTTAGATACAGCCGGTACTTTTGAAGGAGAAATAGAGATTACAAACAGTTCAAGTAAAATACAGACTGTTTACGATTTAATTAAGTTAAGTGTAAGAGCGGATTTTGACTAATGGCTGGTAAAGTAGGCATAACACAAGTATCTGGTAAAGTTACTATTAGCTATAGTGAAGCTAAGTTAATTGCCAGTTACGCAAATGCTAAAGGTTTAACTTCTAGTACTTTTGCTAATGTGTTAGCTACTTATTCTAATTTAACTGCCGCTGATATTTACCTTATAGCCAGGGTTCTTGACCAAGAATTTTCTGAAACAGTTACAATGTCAGAAAGCCATGCTGCGTCTGTAGGTAAAACTTTAGCTGATTCAGCTACTGTATCTGAAAGCCATGCTGCGTCTGTAGGTAAAGCTTTAGCTGATTCAGCTACTATGTCAGAGTCTTTTACAAGAGCTTTAACTTGGGCACGTACTTTTGCAGAAACTCCTTCGGTAGTAGAAGCTATAGCATTAGCTGTTTCCCACCCTGAAACAGATACTGTTTCTGTAGGAGAAAGCCATGCTAAGTCTGTAGGGCAAGCTTCTTCAGATGCATTTGGGTTTAATGAAACAACTGTTTTTAGTTTAGGTATTGCTACTAATTCTGTTAATAATGTTGTAAATGTAGCTGAAACTCATGCTGTAAATATATCGAAAGCACTTTCTGATTCAGCTACTATGTCAGAAAGTTTTTCTGCTAATCTTATTCTTGGGAATAATTCCAAACTTAATGAGAGTCAACTTAATACGTATACGCTTAACGGCTAGAGGATTTTATAATGTTTAATGAAGGTTTTAATATAACAGGGAATGTAAAATTTGAAATGAATGGGGAGCTTATACGTGAGGTTCCTAATCTTGTAACAACCGCAGGTAAAGGTTTTGTTGCAGCTAGTATGTTGAAAACAACTAGTAATAGTCCTGCAGCCATGACACATATGGAGTTGGGTACTGGAACAACTGATCCGGTTGTTGGCAATACTGCTTTGGAAACAGTTGTAAGCGGAAGTAGAACTGCATTAGCTACTCCTAGTGTTTCAGGAGCAGTAGTTACTTATGTTTGTACTTTTGCCGCAGGTACAGGTACTGGCGCATTAACTGAAGCTGGTATTTTTAATGCAAGTTCAGGCGGCACTATGCTTTGTAGAACAGAATTTTCTGTTATAAACAAAGGTGCTAGTGACTCTATGACAGTAACATGGACAGTAACGGTATCTTAAATGCCCATTACAGACATTAAATTTACTAATAATGCTAGGACACTACTTAGTACAGGTAGTTTAGCTGACGATGATACTAGTGTTTCGGTAGATGATGGTAGTGTTTTTCCAGCTTTATCAAGTGGGCATTATTTTTACGCTACTCTTGAACGGGCTAGTGATTCTACTACTAGAGAAATAGTAAAAGTTACCGCACGAAGCGGTAATAATTTAACTATAGTAAGAGCCCAGGATAATACATCTGCAACTACATTTAGTGCAGACGATATTATAGAGTTACGTTTAACTGCTAAAGCTATAGAAGATATTCGAGATGCGGTTTCTCCGACATTAACACAAGAACAAGTAGAAGATTATGTAGGGGGTATGTTAGACGGAACGGAAACTTTTATTGATGTTTCGTATGATGATACAGATGGGAACATAGATTTTGTAGTGCCAGTTAAAGATGAAGATAACATGGCTTCTGATAGTGCTACGCATTTAGCTACACAACAGTCTGTTAAAGCTTATGTAGATACTCAAGTAGGTACAAATAGTATAACTACTTACAAGTATACTGCTACTGCAGGGCAAACTACGTTTTCAGGAAATGACAATGCTTCTAACAGTTTATTGTATTCAGTTGGGAATTTACTTGTAGTTCTTAATGGAGCAACATTAATTAATGGTACGGACTATACAGCGTCAAATACTACAAGTGTTGTGTTAACAGATGCAGCTACTGTAGGTGATGAACTTATTATCTATGCTTTCGCAGCTTTTACTGCGTCTACACAAGTATTAACACTTTTTAAATATTCTGCTACCGCAGGACAAACAACCTTTAGCGGTTCAGACAGTGCCTCGCAGACGTTAGCGTATACCGCAGGAATGATTGTAGTTACATTAAATGGTGTGGTGTTAGATACGAGTGATTACACCGCATCTAATGGCACAAGTGTAGTGTTAGGTTCTGCTGCTTCAGTAAGTGACGAACTTAACATTATAGCTTTTGCTCCTTTTAATGTATCTAATGTGACTACAGCTAGTGCGGATTTTGCTATTGGTGATGACCTAAGTTTCACTAGTGATGGTGCAGTCATTAACATGGGTGCAGATAGTGATGTGACTATGACCCATGTGCATAATAAAGGTGTGCAGTTTAATACCATGCCGATTACGCCTAACCCTTGTTTTTTTGCAAGAGTAGGTAGCAATCAGACAGTAAGTTCTGGTGTAGTTTCAAAAGCAACTTTAGACACAGAAGATTTTGACGTAGGTGGGTATTTTGATAGCTCAACTAATTATCGGTTTACGCCATTAATTGCAGGATATTACCAATTTAATCTACAGCTTTATGATTTGTCTAATACAGATGTTTACGACTTAATTGTGTATTTATATAAAAACGGTGCGCAAACAATGGTAGCAGGAAGAGCGAGAATGATAGGTCTTACTAACGATGACCTTTATGCAACTGTTGTAACTGCGTCAGGTATACTTCACGCAAATGGGGTTGATGACTATTTTGAATTATATTTTAGAGGTGTTTCAGAAGATTCTGGCAATATAATAGCTGGAGCAGATTGGACAAACATGAATGGCGTATTAGTTTCAAGGACAGGATAATGAGCTTATTTGCAAAAATTAAAAAAATATACCCAGATTTAACAAATGATGATTTTAGTCCAGAAGGAACGATTTTGTTACAAAACGATAGTGATGGAAAAGGTGATTATATTAAAGAGTGGAAACACCCTTCGCTATCTAAACCAACAGATGAGCAATTAGCCGATGCCTAGTAAAACACGAAAAGCAGCAGCCCAAGCGTCCTTTCAACAGGGCGAGAACAAAAACACGCTTTGTAATGGCGATTTTGCAGTAGCTCAACGTGGAGCAACATTGGAATCTGGTAGTAATGCTGATACAGATTATACTTTAGACCGTTGGAAATTGTTTTCGGATACTGACAATGTTGTGGATGTTGCACAGATTACTTCTGGAGTGCCTACAGGCAATAAATATGCGTTAGATTTAGATGTAGAAACAGCAAACAAAAAATTTGGTGTAGCTCAAATTGTTGAAAATATTAACTGTCAAAATTTAATTGGGAATACAGTTACGTTATCGTTTAAAGCTAAAGTTAATGCCACTACAAATATGGATAATGTCAAAGCTGCTATCATTGCTTGGTCATCTACAGCAGATGCGCCTACTGATGATATGATTTCAGCTTGGGGAGTGGAAGGTACAAACCCTACATTAGCATCAAATTTTACTTATGAAAACACGCCAGCAGATTTAAATGTCACTACGTCATGGGCAGATTATAGTGTTACAGCAGCAATAGATACTTCGTCAACGGCAAATATAATTGTTTTTATCTGGAGTGATGTTACTACAACAACTGCGGGAACAGACCATCTTTATTTAGGAAATGTACAGTTAGAACTTGGCAATACAGCTACTGATTTTCAATATGAAACCTATGCAGAAAATTTAATACGATGTCAAAGGTACTATGAAGTAATTAAAATGCAAAGTTACGCAAGAGTAGGAAACAGTTTAAATACTAATGATACAAGAGGCCATGGCTTTGATTTTAAAGTTGAAAAAAGAACTAATCAACTTACGTTGGGACACTCAACCATAGGTCGTAATAATGGCGAGTTTTCTTTTACAAGTGCTTCTGGTAACTATGTTTCTACCGACCCAGATGATATTGGTTCGTACTTTACAAGAACTAATGCCTCTATCTATGCAACTTCAAGCACAAATATAGCAGGATTGACGAATGATAGTATTTCCAGTCTTTATTCAAACGGTCTATCAGAATTAAATTTTGATGCTGAGTTATAAATTATGAAAATAGAAAACGCACGTTATACAAAAGAGCCTTCTCGCCCAGATGGGAATGAAAAAGTTATTGGCATTAACTGTAAAGTAAATGGTAAACCTTTTTTTGTTTCGTTAGGTGATGACAATAGATATTTTCGGGAAATAAAACGCCAAGTAGATGCTGGCACATTAACAATAGCGGAAGCAGACTAATGGTAAGTAAAGCAAGAAAAGCAGCAGCCCAAGCGTCCTATCAGCAAGGTGAACGCAAAAACTTTATCTACAATGGAGATATGGCAATCTGTCAAAGAGCTACGTCAGTATCAGGAGTAGGAGATACAGACACAGGTTACCATGTTCAAGATAGATGGGGTTTTGTTGAAGCAGGTACGAATAGCAATACAGTGGTTACAATGTCTCAATCAACAACAACACCAGACGGGTTTTATTCATCGTTAAAAATGGACTGCACAACTGCTTCTGGGACTCTTTCCGCAGATGATTTGGTGTTGTTGCAACAAGTGTTTGAAGGTCAAGATTTACAATCTATTAATAAAGGTGATGCTCAAGCAAGGGCAATCACGGTTTCTTTTTGGGTAAACACAACCAAAACAGGAACTTATATCGTTAATTTGTTTGATAATGATAATACTAGAGTTTGCAGTCAATCCTATACAGTCAGTTCTAGTAATACTTGGGAATATAAGACAATTACATTTCCACCAGACACGACAGGGGCATTTGGTGATGATGCAAATGCTTCTCTTTATGTGTACTGGGGATTAGTTTGTGGCACTAATTATACTTCTGGTACTTTACAAGAAACATGGGCGGCTAACGATAATACTAATAGGTTTGTAGGCCAAGTAAATGCTTTTGATAGTGACAGCAATAATTTTCATTTGACTGGCGTACAGATGGAGCTGGGCAATACGGCTACGGAATTTCAATATGAATCTTTTAAAGAAAATCTTTCTCGGTGTCAGAGGTATTTTTATAAAGGCGATGCACAGGTGTATGGAGGAAGGGTGTCAACTAATTTGGGTTACGCAAATCTTTTCTTTCCTACGACTATGAGAGCAACTCCAACGGTTACAGGGATAAATTCTAATAGCACAGCACAGCACATTACTATTCATAAGATATCTTGTTACGCAAGCTCTTCTTATTATCCTCAGATTGAAGCAAACCATACAGCAAGTGCGGAGCTATAGATGAACGAAAATAAAATAAAAACAGGCACTTTTAAATATGTTAATGATATTCAAACAAATAAAAAAGACCATATTGCAATGACAGTAGATGGTGTGAAATATGCCGTACCGTTAGATGAAAATAATAATGAATATGTGGTAATTAAAAAATTATCTGAGGCAGGAACAATTACTATAGCGGATGCCGACTAATGGAAAACACAGAAAGATTACATGAACTAACTGCTCGGCTCGAAGCTCACGTTGCACGTTGCGAAGAGCGGGATAAGACGATATTTAATGATTTAGCTGAGTTAAAACAAGAATTAAAAGATTTTCGTATGTTGATGACAACGATTGGTGTTCTGTTAACATCTGGTGTAGCAGGTACGTTAGTAACGGTTTTATTGAGGGGATAATGGCTTATTTTAAAATTAATAGATTTAAAGGGATTGCTCCAGCCGTTTCTCCAAGACTTTTAGCAGAAGGTATAGGTCAAACTGCAGAAAACGTAGACCTTGAAAGCGGTAGACTTGTTCCTATTCAAAATGATTTAGATGATTTTAATCTTACTACTTCAGTTCCAAATGAAGTAACTCTCCCAAATGCAAATAAAAAAAGTATATTTGTTTACAATAATACTACTTGGTTAACTAAATTTGGTGATAATCTTAATATAGATTTACTTGATAGTCCTGTAATAAATGATGCCCATGATCGTATTTATTTTACAGGGGATACTTTTCCTAAATATAGTTTTAATACGGATATTACATCAGGTTCAGGAGCTAAACCTGATGTTGTTCACAGATTAGGTATTCCTACTCCTTCTGTTAAACCTACTGTGTCTGTTAATGCCGCAAGTAATGCAGATGCTGGGGCTATAACAAATGATGTATCTTATGTATATACATTTGTATTAGGTACTGGAGAAGAAGGGCCTCCAAGCGCTGCAAGTGACATAGTTCAAATGGCTAATGGACAAACTGCAACTTTAAGTAATATGAATACTACTATTCCTACCCACCCAAGTGGAAGCGGCACTGTTAATTATTATACTACTGGGCTTAAAAGAAGAATTTATAGATCAAATACTGGTTCTACTAATACCGAGTTTCAATTTGTAAAAGATATTAGCAGTGGATCTACTACTACAGATAATGCAGATGCTGATGCTTTAGGTGAAATTTTACCTAGTACAACATGGATAGGCCCCCCGGATGACAATTCTTCTGCTTATCCTGATGGGCAAATGTTAGGTTTAACTTTTATAGCAAACGGTGTTTTTGCTGGTTTTTCTGGAAGAATGCTTTGTTTTAGTGAACCTTTTTTACCTCATGCATGGCCTGCAGATTACAGATTAACTTTAGAAAAAAATATTGTAGGGCTTGGAGTTACTACTAATGGTATAGCAGTAATGACAGAAGGCTCGCCTTATTTTGTAGGTGGCACTGATCCAGGGTCAATGACTGCAATTAAATTAGATAGTGCTCAAGCCTGTTTAAACAAAAATTCTATTGTTGATATGGGCGATTATATATTATATGCAGGTCCTGACGGGCTTGTAGCTATAACAGGTAATCAAGTTCAAATAGTATCTAAAGGTGTTATATCTCCTGAACAATGGAAAGATGCTGCAGGTACTTTCAGACCTGCTGCTATATCTGCTTTTAGGTATAAAGAAACTTATGTTGCATTTGATTTAAGTAGTTCTACTGGTTGGGTATATGATCCTAAAGGCCAGGAAAATATGTTTACTACTTTATCTTCTGCTTCTGCAGTACGTGGTGGTTATGAAGATCCTACTAATGGAGATTTATATTTAATAGTAGGTGACGCTATACATAAATATAGAGCAGGCACTACTACCCAAACTTTAACTTATAAATCTGGTAAGTTTGTTACTCCAGCTCCTATGAGTATGCAGTATGTATCTGTTGACGCTGACTCTTTTGCAACAAACCCAGTAGTCGTTAAAGTTTTTGGAGATGGTACGTTAATATCTAATTATTCTCTTGTTCTTTACAAAGAAACTATAGCTACTAGTGCGGTTACTACAGGTACCAATACTATAACAATAACTGCTCATGGTTTTGAAACAGGGTCTGCTGTTACTTATAGTAATGGTGGTGGTACAACCTTAACAGGATTGTCCAATGATACAGAGTATTTTGTTATTTCTGTTGATGCAAATAGTATAAAATTAGCAACTTCTAGAGATAATGCATTTGCAGGTACAGCTCCTATTAATTTAACTGGTACTGGTGATAATGCTCAAACATTAACTAGCGGAAATCTTCTTCAACAAACAACAACTGTACCTAGCGGTATATCTACCAAAGCATATTTACAAGAGCCCATAATGCGGCTTCCTGCTACTATAGCCCAAGAGTGGGAAGTACAAATTGAAACTAAACAAACAATTAATGATGTATGTATTGCGCAAAGTATAGATGAAATAAAGGCAACTTAAATGTCTAAACTTAAACCTACAAAAGTCCCTGGGCTTCCTGCAATTCCATCTGATGCATCTCCTGACCTTAAAGCATATTTAAAAGCTTTAGGCGAAGCTCTTGAAATAAGGTTAGGCCGAAGAGGAGATCAACGTGACCGAGCTATAACTTTAAGAGAATTAATTGATTCAGGTTTAGCAAAAGAACTTAAGTCAGCCCCTTTTAATCCTAACAAGTCTAGTGAAATACATGTAGGTATTTCTTCTATAACTGGCCCGCATTTACTTACCCCACCTACTCCTTCAGGTTTTACAGTTAGTGGGGCTTTTAAAAATGTAGTTTTAAATTGGTCGGATCCTAACTTTATTTATTCTAACCATTCTTATACAGAAGTATTTAGACAAAATGCTCAAGCAGCAGATCCTGATGGAATTGCTGAGTCTCAAACTTTAGGAGGCGCTGGTAATTTAAGTTTTACTGGGGTTCTTTCAACTCAAGATGCTACTAATGGGACAATTCAAAATTCCACTATTACATTTAATGCTCCTACTAAAGTAACTATTACTTCTTTAGGTAGTGATGAGTCTGGTAGAAATTTTACTGTTACAGGTACTAATGCAAGTGGGTCTACTGTTGACAGTGGGGCTGTAGCTGGTCCAACTGCAGGCGCTACTAAAGAATTTTCATCTACAGATTCAGGTAGTGGGGGGTTATTTAAAACAGTTACTGAAATAGCATGTAGTAGTAACATTGTAGGCAATGTGTCGGCAGGTTGTGCTGAATCTGCTGATGAAATAGGTAATGCTACTTCTATAGGTAGTTCTGGGTCTATGGTAGCTACTGATGCAGCTGTTGCAGCTGGCGAAGCTTATTTTTACTGGATACGTTTTGTTAGTGAAGAAGGAGTTGCTGGGCCTTTTAATTCTACAAATGGAACAATAGCTTCTACTGTACGTATACAGGAAACAGATATATCAGAAGATGCTATAACTACACCCAAATTAAAAGCCGGGGCTATAACAGCAGATAAAGGAATGTTTGCTACTGCTGCAATAGTAAGTGCAGATATAGCTAATGCCGCTATAACAGATGCAAAAATAAACTTTTTAGCAAATGATCAAGCTGTTATAAATACTGCTCATATAGTTAATGCTGCTATAACAGATGCAAAAATAAATTTTTTAGCAGCTAATCAAGCTGTTATAGATACTGCTCATATAACGGATCTAGCAGTTAAAACTTTAAAAATCGACGGTAATGCCGTAACTGTACCTTCTGGCCAAGTACAGACTTCTGATGTTTATAGTAATTCTACAGTAATTACTTCAGGTAGTCCTACTCTTATTACTAATGCTTGTACTTTTACTACTAGTGCTGCAAGTAGCGTAATTGTAAATTTGTTTGTACAACCGTTAGTATATGGATTTATTGGTGGAGATTCTTCAATAACTATAGCTGTTCAACTTCTTTGTACCGGGCAAACTACTAAAACTTATACATTCGGCCAAGTTGTAAATATGCATGATGATGAGGATTCTGTAACACACAGACTGGTTCCTACATCATTACCATTTATAAGTATAAGTCATGTATTTACTGGAGTTTCTGCGGGTAGCTTATCTATTTCAGCAAAATATTATGGGTCTAGAGGTTTTAAAAATGGTGTTTTAAGTGCCATAGGTGCGCAAAGATGAATTATAATTACATTTTTTACGATGCTTATGGACAGATTGTTTCTATTTATGCAGGAGCTGAACCTCAAAATCAAACTGTAGAAGGTTCTATTGGATATGCTTTAATAGATGATAATTTTATTAGTATAGAAGATACTTATTATAATACTGCAGATAAAACTTTTGCTGCTAAGACTGCTACTGATTTAAATATACCCAGTAAGGTAGATGTAAATGCTTCTGTTTCTTTTACTGTTCCTGCAGACTGTTATGTAACTGTTAATAATGATAAACATA